GCATCTGGAACGCCCGCCGCTCCCCAAAGCGTCTGGTAGTCCTCAAGCGCGCTGCTCGGCCCCGTAATGGCTTGCCATGCCGTCATGGTCTTATTTGTCGTCATATTGACCAAAGCGTTGCCGGCATAGGAATAAAGGTTATTTGTGAACTGGTAGAATGGCGTGTTCTGCGTCACACCAGCGAGAGCCACAGTATCAGATGTTGCCGTTGTGCCGGTTCCGGTTCCAGTGACTGACCACGCTACGATATTGTTCTGCCACGTGCCATAGATTTTTGCTGTGCCTCCGGTTCCGATGACAGACTGTCCAGTTCCTTCGTAGATCCACGTAACGCCGCCGTCCACGCTGCAAGTCGTCACCCCGGGCGTACCAGTGCATGTCGGCCCACCAGAGTTGCCCGTTGTGCCGCCAGAGGTCGAGAAATAAAAGCTCGCGGTATCGACGCTGAACACGGATGAATTGGCGCCATAAGCCGAGTTCGCTCGCCACGTATTAGAATATGGTTGGACGTTCGCCATCGGCTGGTAATAGTGATCGCCGTCAGCGTTCGCCGTGGAATATCCGGCCGGGAAAACACCAGCCCAAATATTATTCTTGAACAGAGAACGAATGTTTCCGGTGTGCTGCGTTAGACGAACTGGAGCGGTCGGATGAGTTCCGTCCCCGACTGCGGTATATGCGCGATTATAAAACCAATTGTTTTCCTCGTCATAGCCGTTTGAATCATTGGCATCATGATAATCTAGTACGCCATCGCTTCCTGTCGGCTTAACCGTCGAATTACCACCGTTCGCCACGACGTTCTGGTAAGCGCCAGCGCTCACGTCATGCACCTTATTATAGGTCATGACATATCCGGTCTTGGTTCCATCTCCATCCTGCGGACCAGATGCATAGTGGCACCCGAAATCGGAAAACAGGCTTGAACCGGGGATTGCAACTCCGGTCAAGCTTGTCTCATAGCCGCAATAATAGATCTCATTGTACGAAAACTGATTGTTGAAGTGAGGCGCTCGCGTTGACCCGCCGACGACGATGCCCTGCACGATGCCGTTATATGACGGAGCCGCCGCGCTTACCGTTGGATCTGATGACATCGCGACGCCGAAGGACGGACAATTATAGATCGTATTGTGCGTCACGACATCGTTTTGGTCGACAACAGAGCTGATGCACGATGATCCTGGATGGATACGTCCCCAATCATGGATGAAATTGTTCGTGAGCGTGAAGCAGCAATCACTAGCTCCGGTTCCATCCACATTGTAAGGCGACCCGCTGGTTGAAAAGCTTGGCGTCGTCGGGCCGAATTTATTGGTTCCGTAATAGCCCGAGTCTGTCTGATTATCGGCCTGATCAAAGGCGAATAGATCGCCGCCATGCACAACACCAGCGCCGCCCCCGTCGAATGTAGTGGTATTTTCGATTGTAACGTGGTTCGATCCCCATGCAAAGGCGTATCCACTGCCCCCGACATGCTGGACGCCACCGCCGTTGATCGTGACGTTGCTGGCGCCAATGCCCTCAACAGCCCATGCCATAGCCGGAGCGTAGTGCTCGGAAATTGAACTAATGAACCCGCCCACAGACCCATTCAGGACATGCTCGCCCGTCATGATCGAATTGTTCGTATGCGAGAAAATCGCATTATTGATCGTGAGGTTTCCTACCGGCTTGCCAATCGTCCCCGAATAGTCGGCTATTGCATTGGAGATTTTCAGAATGGTTTCGGATGTGCCGGGGATAATCGCAGTTCCCGCTACGTTGAGGCCCGCGCATGTCTCTCCAGCCATGGGAGCGTAATAGAGGTATCCCGTAGTCCGGTCGTTATAGATTTCGCCTGTGATGCTGCTCGCGCCCAAATCCTCGAAACGGTTCCAGACGCGATACATGGTGCCGGGATATATGCTGCTTCCAATCGCGACCATCCGGCTATTGATGGTCACGAGATGCGATGTCGTGTTTATCGCTGCAACGCGTGCCATAGACGGATTGTAGCCAAGCTCAACGCCGACATCGTTCTGATTGTACGCCGATCCGATGTCAGCCTGCGCAGGGTCATAGGTGAATTGATTTTGTTTCGAGTGGCTGGATCGATCGCCGAAATTATTCGACTGGACAGGATCCTGAACATTGAGAGTGCCACTAGCGTTAGCCGTCATCAGCGCGCCGCTCAACGTCGGGGGCGCATTGTCGATAGTGATGGTTCCGGTTCCGGTCGCCGCAGATTTCGATGCAATCCAATAGACATGATTTGCAAGGATCTGCGTCTGTCCGCCGCCCGTGCCGAGGCCAGTCTCAAATGCGACCGGCTGTCCAACGATGCCAACCTGAGAAAGGTCAGTGATGGATAGGGCCGCCACGCCACTGGTTACAATCGCAGTCGTGCCGGCAAAGACGCTGGCGCCGATCGTCGACGTTCCGAGCGTGCCTGGGGCCGCTGCCCATGTGCTGCCGATCTGCGGGCGGATTGTCTCAGCGACGCGATGGCCGTAGAACCATGCGACACCGACATAACTTGTCGCCTTTGTCGTCGTCGTGCCATCGACGAGAGGCGCTTGCGAGACGAGATAGTTTGATACGCAACCAGCAGCACCGCTCGGGAGAGTTGTCGAGGACCACGAGCCAGCAGTGTCGATGCCAGCGGAAAGGACGAAGCTGTTACCATTATAGACATCTATCGTGACGTTGCCAGTTCCTGTCTGATCGGGCGTCCAGATCGCGGTGGATGGTACGAGATTCGGGCCATTCCCGCCGTCATATTTGACGGTCATGTTCGGGTAGGCCGCGACATTTGCCGCCACGAATGCAAGCAACTTTGTCGTCGTCTTGCACGGCGCAACGTATTTGCAATCGATGCCAATACGATTGAGCGCCGCATCCGTTCCGGTAGGCGAGAAAAACGCCTGTCCAGTCGGGGCCTGACCATTCCCCGAGGTGACGAACGTATTCGCTGCCGCAGAATAGCATAGCGTTATCAAGCCAAGCAGGAAAAATGAGATCGCCTTCATGGCAGGTGAGCCCCCGCAGATGTTTTTGCTTTTATTGGATAATTAGCACCAGGTGAGATAACGATCTTGGAAAGGTTCCCATTCAGAGTTATAGACCCGCCGACTGATCCAATCGACATTGACGCCGGATACCCAACGGCAATTTTAGATGTGCCGGTAACTGGGACTGATCCATTGATTGAAGTCATATATCCTGTTGGATTAAAGACGCCTCCAGCACGGGCTATTACCCCATTGGTCAGGGGAGAGGTGGACACAGCTGTGCTAGATCCTGAAATACCCGCATATGTGATCAGAGCTTGCCCACCGCTTGTAGATCCTAAGGTCAACCCGGGAGCCTTAGAGCCACCAAATAAATTAACTGTAGAAACATAGGTTGGGATTGTGAACTCGGCAACGACGCAGAATGGAACCTGAAAGTAGGAGATTGATGCTGCGCTGAATGTAATAATATCTGCTACTCTTGACGCCGTGCTGGCTGACGTCTCAATCAAAGGTGTTGGGACAGAGCTTTTTTCCAACTGAACCCTATTTATGACCCCGGCCCCTCCGCCCGTTCCTGAAGTTCCTGTCACCGTGACGCTGACTGTTCCAGCAGTCGTTATAACTATCGTTTGATAGGAGTTGGATGAACACGTCTGCGAAGAGAACCCTGTTCCAACAGCAGTTACCGCAGCACTCAAAACAGACGTACCGGTTCCGCCAGTACACCATAAGACATATGTGCCTGTTGGTAGGTTTATTGCCGATTGTGTTGCGATTGTTGACCCATTTTGGGCCGAGTTTTGGAGAAAATATTGCGTCGTAGTACCATAATATATTTGCAACCCAGCTGAGGTTATAGCCGGTACGGCTGATGCAAAAGACGTATAGGCGCTGCCTGCCGCATCGGTATAAAGTGCCGTCGTTTCTGCTGACGCGCGCGTGAATGTCAGCCAAGAGGGGATGGCATTGGATGCGACAAAATCCCAAAACAACGGCGCTTGCGTATGCTGCGTCGTGCTTAGATACTCGGATGGGGTAATTGCCTTCGCCGGGCAGGAAAGCAGCGATGCGCCCGCTAAAATCCCCGCAAAGAGCCTGCGCATCAATTCAGATCCTCTAAGGTGACAGTGACGGTTTTGCTCGCTCCCGTCACGCCCGAAGCCGTCACCGCTGTGGCAGTCCAGAAGATTGAAGTGCCCGACGCCAGTTTGATTGTGGATGAATTTCCAACAGTCGGATAGCACTCAGCATATTCACCATCCGCAAGGACCGTACTCATGACGCAGGTATAAGCCCCAAGGTGGTTCTGTGATCCTGTCGCAAAGTCTGTGGTGAAGACGCCGCGATCGCCAGTCGTGGCGAAAGTCGGCGCGGCTGACCATAGATCAATCTGGATAATGACCCCTGGCCAGCTGGTGCTGGTGGCGTCGTTAATCTGGAGCCTCATGCGCGGGATGATCACGCCGCCAGCGGTGTTCGCTATTGTGAAGAACTCAGACGCCAAGGCTGTGTTGCACGTTGCAACCGTCGCACTCGTGCAGAGCAATGTACCCGCAGAATAAGCCGTTGTCGTAGCCGGAAGGGCAAGCGTGCTGGTCGGGTTCCCGACCGATGCGCTTACGCCCGTGCAGCCGACGACACAATTTGTTTTAAGATTTCCGCTCGCCGCATCAAGCTGCAGAGAATATATATTTCCTGCGTAAATTCCTCCATCGTTGATGATATTCGCGCCCGTCTGCGCCCCGCCAGAGGCATATCCCTGAATTCCGCTGTTTGGGCTCATCGCCACGACAAGAGCCGCGTCGGTTGTCAGCGGTGAGGTAGAGGCAGGCTTCACGACTGCCGTATTTCCACCCTGCGAGATCGATGCGAGCCATGGCGTCGTATTCGCCGTGTTCCCCGGCTGGACAGTCCATGTGCCTGATTGAGTTGCCGCGAACGTAGCGCCCGTCCCCGGAGAGACAAAGATCGGGTTTCCGACCGCATTGACCGCGCCGCCGATTGAGAGAGCGGAGAAGATCGGGTTTGCTGCGGTTAGTGCTGCGTTGCCCTGCAGGATATTGGAAAATAGGCCATTCGTCGCGCTGAGAACTGCGCCACCTTGTCCAATCGTCCAGAGCGAGCTGGTCGCCGGAGTTACAGCAACCGAAGCAGCGATCGTCTGCGTGCCGAGAGGGCTAGTAATGGTCACATTGCCGCCGCCGCCACCAGAACTTCCGCCGCCCCATCCAGACGGCGAGCCAGTGCCAGTCGGGATGCTAAGGATTGTGCCAGCGCCTGCAGTCGTAATCGCATTGAAGTACGTTGCCGTACCATTGGTGTTGAAGACCTGATAGGAGGCGGGCGCAATCGGCGTGTCAGTCGTCGCAGCAGTACCAGCGCCGACGCTCAATTTTCCATAAACGACGGACGTCCCTGGATTGTAAACCACAACGACAGGACCGGCAGAGCCGAGCGCGACATTATAGGACGTGCTGTTTGCGGTGAGAGTAAGCTGGGCATTTCCCGTTACGATGAATCCAGATGCAGCCGAGAATGTGCCAGAAACAGGGACGGCCGAACCAGCGCACTGCCAACTGCCCGACGAATTAAACCATGGTACAGCGCGACCGGATGAATTGAGGCACATTCCAATAGTGCCGACAACGCTTTGGCTCTGTACCTGCGTCGGGAACTCGCTGCCCGTTCCCGGAGGAGCGGCGAACGCGGCCGTGCAGAAACACATCCCGATGATGGAACTAAATAGTTTTTCTATTATTTTGAACATGGCTTAGTTTCCATCGTCGGGAATTAGGAGGTATCAGATCCTCGAAATCGTGATGTCGGCCGTGCCGGATGCGGGCCCGGTGAGAACAAACTGGTTAACGGCCTTTGCCGATATGCCATAAGCAGCGGCGACAGACGGCCCAACGGCGACCGCATATGTCGCGCCGGTCGGGAGCGGCGGAGAGATCGGAACAGTCGTCGGGCTCGCCGTGATGGTTTGGACGAATGTGATCCGGTCGCGGTCAATCGCCGCTGCGCCAGTCGCTTGCAAGACATTTTGGTGGAAGACGGCGCCGCGAAGATCGGCCGCGACGTACCCGTTGAATGAAAGACCGTTCGCCGTTGTCGTATCGAATTGTGCCTGCCCCGCGACATAGAGAAGCCCGCGTGCATTCGCAGGAAGGAAATTCGTCTTAGTGAAATTTACAGCCCCAATAATGTGTCCAGTGCTGAAATCGACGGCATTAAAAGCCGACCCCGACGCTTGGGGATCGGGGAATACCAGAGTTAAATTCCCGCCGGTTCCTCCTGGCTGCCCATGATGAGCGCTAAAGAATAAAGCCGGGCAATAATCACGACCAGACGCATAGAAACTTGTCAATGTCCCTGTGACATTGCCGATGATCAGAGAGGATACATCTTCCTGATAGATTGGATGGCCCTTGAGCTGCACATCTCCATAGACGACCGTATCCTCTGCAATGCTGATGTTGGATCGGCCGAGACCATTATGCGGATTGTTTCCATCATATTCAGCCACAAAATTGGTGGGAGCTATCAGCGTTCCTATTTCGAGTTGGCGCCCCGCGAACTGCGTACAGTTCGTCACATACAGATCGCCACCGACGATAGCCCCGTGCGTCCAGAATACGAACCCCGCATTGCGAATGAATGCAGCCGTCTTTCCGACCCCTCCGACGCCATCGACATCCACGAAGTTGATATCACACTCATCACTGAGGAATGTATTCGGAAAGACGACGGCATTCGCATCGATATGTAATGCGTGATATGTACCAGTCGTATCCGTGTTCGAAAGGGTTAGCTGCCTCATTTGGAACGTCGTCACAGCGGCGCCGGTCGTCGCTCCCGGAATCCACGAAAACGTATGTCCGGGCGACGCATTGATGATTGTGGTATTCTGTTCGGCCGAACCTATTATTGCTATGCCGTCTAAATCAGGCATGACGATATTTTCAGAATATGTGCCGGGAAAGACATAGATCGCCGTATTGCTGCTAGCTACATTGAGGGCTGCCTGAAGTGTCAGAAACGGGAACCCCGGAGAGCCATTCTGAAGCACGCCAGAGGGCGCGCTTTTATTCACGTACAGCACATTTCCGACAGGCGTCGTCTGGCCATTGCCGCCTGTAAGCGGAAGATTAGGAGGATAAATCATGGGCATGATGAAATGTCCTCAATTCTGCGTAGACGCGATGAAAAATTGCTGTCCCGTGGTTGCTCCCCAAACCGAAATTGAACCCTGCGGGCAAGCTGAAATTATGAGGCCGTTCCCCGCGATAACCGGCTGGACAAATTCGTAAACCGCTCCAGCCGGAACCAGGATGCCATTTGTCGCCGATGCAGATGTTCCATCGGAAGCGAATAACAGAGGTCCAGACGATTGATTCTGGAAAACAGCATTACTCCGTACATTCGGCGGGTCGGGGATTACGTTATTCACAGCAGTGCCGCCGGTGACAATTGTTCCTGTCACGCTTAATGTTGGGAGAGATAAATTCGACATGACATTGCCCCGTCAAAAGATATATTTCACGAACCATCTTGAAGCGTAATAACACACTTCACCCAACCAGCCGAACTATACCAAGGCTCGACACCCTGATTCACCAGCCACGTCGAACCGCTTGGCAGAATGACGAGATCGCCCCCGCGTATTTTGACGCGGACCCCACTGCGCAAATCCACGCTGGCGTAGAGAGAACGATGTGACCCTTGCAAATTGAGCGCATCCATATGCCGAAGATCACTGCCAGAAAGAGCCTGAACCTGAGCGACGATCGTCATCGACGTTGTCATCGCTTCCGAAGTGACGGTTTGCTGCTGGTTGATCGAATAAAGTCCAATGCCACCCGCGACGCCTGAGATTTGACCCGTAATCAACGTCCCGGCGAGAAGCGCCGCCGTTACGTCAGAGATGTCTTGCCCCGGCTGCAGAACGCCGCCTATCACAGCTGAGACGTTCAAAACGGTGCTCAATGATGTGACAGTGCAAGAATTGAGAACCCCGCCAGCCGGGGCGGAACTGATCTGATAGGTGCCAATGCCTCCGGGCGTGCCGGTCAGCCATGCCGCTATCACGCAACCAACCGGGAGCGAGTTCACGCCATCCGTTCCAGAAACAGCATCGCCTTCCTGAAGGCTTCCAGACAGGACAGCGGAGACCGTCAGCGTGGTTCCCGACGCAGACGCGGTGAATGTCCCGCCGATCGATGCCGCCAGGCTTCCGGGCGTAGCATAGGCCGGGGAAACGCTTCCATCATCGGCGACTGAATTTCCGATACTGGAACGGACGCCAACGAACTGGTTCGGGTTAATGGCTCCGATTGCGGAGGAGACCACGGAATGTAAATTCAATTGTCTCTCCTCCGTTTCTCAATTTTAGCCCCTAAATATCGATTAATCTCTAGGGCTAGTCCGCTACGCCGACAGAATTGATCTGTCCAGTTGCGGCTCCCGCCGAAGTGGTTGTCAACATGGTCACCTCGACCACGATATGTTGACCGGGAACCAAGGCCGCAGTCGTCGGAATATTAAACGTATAATTAGCGGGCGTCCCCGTGAACTGCTGAGCGGCCGTGATGCCTGTGATCGATGTCTCAACCCCGCCAACTTCGGTATAGGCCGTCAGCGTCAATGTCGTCGATGCCGCCGTAACCGTTCCGGCGCCCGTATAGTTTGCATTGACGATGACCGGGATAACTGTCCCAGTGACATAGTTAGACGCGACATTGGTTTCCCACATCGCCTTTGTCGTCACGCCGCTCGAAGAAGTCGCAGCGCCGACAAGCGCATAACTGGAACCAGCAGTTCGCGCGATACCAAATGAGGTTGACGAACCGGTTGTCGCGACCGAAACGATGCCCGTATCGAGCCGCGCCGCCGTCAAATCAAGATACCGGGTGAAAACTCCGGAAAGACTTGTCGGGACAAATGTAAGGCCAGAGCATTCGGTCAGAACGCCGTTGCCATTCGGCCCCTGCAGACCATATCCTCGGAAACAGCTCTGATAAAGAGCGCCGCCGCTGATCGGAAAATTCTGGATCAAGACCTCGGAATTACCGGCCGTATTCGACGCGCTCGGAACCGGAGCGGGGATCTGGTCCGCCGACGTTGTCACTGCCAATGCGGGGATAGCCAAGGCGGCAGAAAGCCCAAGGCCGAAGCCAATCGCGCCGAAAGTTTTCCACATATTCTTTCCCATCGTCTTTCCTTTCAACGCTTAACTTCGAAATCGACTGAGTTGAGCATAAAACCCGTATCGATTAGCTGTTTATCGAAACCCTTGGCTTTTATCGTCGACGGCTTCAACGGGACCGAATTAAATTCTGTAATGCTTTGTCGAAGCTGCCCCGCAATCGCCGCTCCGGTTTGATCCAGAGTTCTGACCGCGTCATAATTGTTGTCCTTTAGCAGGCCCGCAATCGCTGCCGGCCATTCGCCCTTTTTGGCCGCGATCATATTCCGAAAGAATGGCCTCGGCGGGATTCCAGCGCCGGGCGCGCCGCCATCCTGAATTGCTGCGATCATCGCAACCGGAGTGCCGTCAGGATAAACCGCGTTTTCCAAAAACCCGACCCGGACAACGGGCTCCTTGCTTTTCAGTTTCTCAGCCAATTCCCCTATCTTGATCGCTGCGTGATCAAACCCTCGAAACGCAGCCATCACTTCACTGCCTTTTCAGGATTAGGCTTTTTCCCAGCCATCCACGCCCGAATGATCAAATCCCATTCAGTAGGCAATTTACCGTTAGACTGGAGAAACCTGACTTCGTCGACGCCAAGCTCATCGAGCCGCGCTTCAATCCTTGCATGTCGAGCGCGGACCGCATCATCATCGTCTGCATGGTTGATTCTGATTGGATCGATCATCGCCACATCCCAGGATATACGCCATTGATGACCCGCGTCGGATTAGCCAAATATCTCGCCGTCCTGTATTGCGCGGTCGCCGTCCAATATTGCGCCCCATAGCGCGTTTGAATAAACCACGCTTCGTTTGGCGATCCGCTTCCATTCCACTCTGTCGCAACGGATACAGACCCCTCGCTCGCATTGCTAATCCGCCCTACTAGGGACGAGGCAGGGGCGCCAGTTGCGGCGGGGTTGCCATTCGCGTCTTTCGGACAGTTCAGCCACGCGATATGCGAGGTCAGAAGATAGAGCAGAGCCGGAAGCGTTCCACCTGCGAAAATAGGGTTCGAGCAACTGTTCGCGCAGATAAGCCCCGCCTGCATGAAATACGCGTTTCCCTGCGCCGGCGTCAGTGCCGAAAATTCAGGGAACATCGCGATCCAAGTTGCGTCATCAAACACAACAGGCGGGGTCGATGTTGTCATTTAACCATCACCCCGGATGCGGTTCATGGGCCAGTTTGGCAACGGCGAGATTGACGGGGCGCGGGAGCCGAGGGTCGGTCAGTTTCCCATCGCGATCCTCGTCAGTGCTCAACGGCTCAAGCCCGCTGAGAAGCTTCTCCTGTTCACGTGCGGCGGCAATGGTATCGTCCATATCCGCATAGGCAAAGATCATCCCATGTTCCGCGCCGTCCGGCGTCATGAAATAATCGGCCCTTTTATTCTGTTCGGCCCACGCTTCCCAGAATTCAACGGGGATGCCGCGTGTGATCGCATAACCGCCTTCGATCAGCGGAGGACGAGGAAACCCCTTGGGGAGAGTGCCGACAGGATAGGCCGGACCATGAACGTAATATGGGCGGCCTCGCTTGGCCCAATAGGTACGCGCTACCGGACCATCACGGGTGTCCTCCATCCGCTGGGCTGGTTCCTGCAATTGCAGGCACATTCCGTTTGGAACCTTACATGCCACGACAACGGTGCGCGCCGAAGGAGAAATGGCCTTGGGAGATTTTGCTTCCGTCATTCGATCAAACCCCGATCATGCTGGTAATGGCGGCCGGCGAACGAATGACCGTCCCCCATGTTCCGCTGGTCTGCTTCTGCTTCCACGACGACAATTCAGGAACGATCTTGTGGGCGCGAAGCTTTTCGTTGTAGGCGCAATAAGCGACAGTCTGGCGCTGGATCGAATCAGCAATGAGCTGAATGAAATTGCCGCCAGTCGAATAACCCTGCGGGTTGTTCGATGACTGCTGCCCATACTGCGGCGCAGTCTTGATGCGCAGATTCGGATAGCCCTCTTTCAGGAGGCTCTTGACGTAGACGCCAAACGAATTAGCGAACGTCATTGCGATCTGAGACTGAGGGCTCATCGCCAATGTCATCGGCGACATGATGTCGAGGGCGCCATTGGTCTGGCTGACCAGCTGCGTGACAAGCGCAACGATATCATTGTAGACCTCATTCGCCGTGGCGGCCGGAGATCCATTGTCAAACCAGCTCGTTCCGCCCCATGCCTTCAGTGCCGGTGTCAGCGACGCCGAGAGATAGGGGTTGTTGAGAAGCCCGTAATTCTGCAGGTCCTGCACGCCGTAGGCGTATGTCAGATTCTGGTATCGGTTGAGGAGATCAGCCGCCGCGAGACCAAGTTCCGAAACCCAATTGATTTTGGCCAGACCAGCGCGGTCGATCTGCAATTCGCCATACGCGAGGATGGTCTGAAATAGATAGCTCTGGAGCTGTGGATAGGAGAAGTTCGCGCCGGCGCGGCCGTTGTTCACGAAGTCGTCGTAACTCGAAACCTCACCCGTGCTTTCGACGTTCATAAAGAATCGCGTCTGCTCCGTCCAAACGCCAGCTTTTCGCTCGCTGAGGATTTCGGCGAACTGCAGCGGAGAAAACAGCACCCGAATGATTTCCGGGTCAATCGCCGAAGTCAGCATATAAGGCAACGCGGCGTTAGGGTCGGTCGAAAGCGGCCCCGGAAGACCATTCGCGGCGTCATACGCCATGACACCTGAGCGCTTTTCCTGAGCCGTCAGATATCGATCCATCTGATACGGGAGCACGATGCCCTTATCGATGAGAACCTGCTTATCCGCGCGGAACGCGGTGCGGGCTTCGGAGATGCTGTTGAACATTAACCTGGCTCCTATTTCTGTTTCAGCTCAGGTTAGCCCTGGGCGCCGACCCACGATGTGATTTTCACCAGCTGGCCCGGCTGACCAGCAGACGCCGCGACCCATTTGGTTTCGATATTTGCCGCCGTATAAATGGTCTGGCTCAGGGCCGTGTTGTTATTGACGATCATCGTGCCGCCAGTGCCGCCAGTGCCCGCCACGTTAGCTGTGATCGTCGTGCCGGCCACAACCGAACCCGTAACCGCCAACTGCTGGCCGACTTGGAATGTCGCCGTGCCGACAAGCGTTCCGATTGTCAGGAGGCCATATGTTCCGGTCATGGCCTCGGACGCGATTGCCGTCTGCTGGCTGATCGAAAGCAAGTAAGTCCCTGCGCCGAGAGGGGTGCCGCCGGGAAGCTGCGCCGAAATCTGCGTGCCTGTGGCAACTCCCGTTCCCGTGATTTTCGTGCCGGGATAGAGATTGGCGCCGACCGTAACGGTCATGATGTCGCCCTGAATCGATGCAGTCCAGCTATTGGTCTGCGCCGTGACAGTGCTGGTCGTCGCCTGAGCGCTCGTTGACGGCGACCCCGTGGCGGCGAAGCTCACCGCGCCAGTTGTAAACGTCGCATAGGCTTTGTTGCCGACGATCGCTTCGGTTGTGCCGTTATTGATGACCCACCAATCGCCCTGTGTGGCGAGCGCGACGGGAAGTCCAGTCGGGATAACCATCGTCGCGTCGGACAGGAATACCGTGTTCAGGGCCTGAAGATCGTTATAGACGAAGCCTGCGACGTTGCCGCTGCCGCGCGCCTGAGACGCGATCTGGTTCGTGCCGTTCGGGTCGGTCGGCGGGACAACCCACGCGAAATAGCCGACAGCGACGCCGCCGGTATCCGCCACAAGGCCGCCCGGGCCGGCGTCGAAAGTCGCAATCGGGTTCTGCGAGGCGCGATCTCCAGCAATACCCTGCGCTGGCTGATTATAGATCTGAGTCTGGTAGCCACCGGCCATGATAGTATTCCTTTTCGATTATGAATATCAGGCGCTGCCAATCCGGCCGGCGTCGGGGAAGCGTTTCGCGAAGCCATCTGCGTCGCCGTAACTGTCGTTTGCCATCGTCGAATGATCGAACGCCGGACCGGGCTGAGCGCCAGCGCGAGGCTGCATTTTGATGATGGTTTTGAGAGCCGATGGATGGATCGTGTCCGCGTCCTCGACATTCAGAGCGACGGCGGCCGCGCGAAGAATTTTCTCGGCGCTATCAAGGGCCATCGGCAATTCGCCGACATAGGGCCGGACAAACGAACGGGCGTCGTCTCGATCGCGGCCGTTCTTTTCGGTCTGTCGAACGGCCGCCTGGATGGCCCGGTTCATCTGATCTTCGGTAATGACTGTTTTCCGGTCCATGGCGCCTTTCCTATCTTTCGCGCCGCGACGATCCTTCGCGCCGCGCTTGTCTTTGCCTTCTTCGGCCTCTTCTTCCTCGATCTCGTCCTCGGCTTCTTCTTCCTCGATATCCGCGTCTTTTGCGCGCTTATCACGAGCGCCGCCCTTGGCCTGCTCTTCCGGCTCCAGAAGATCGGCGTCCTCCGCCTCTTCTTCTTCCTTCTTGCCGGAACCCTCTTCGGCCTCGATTTCGATTTCATCGAGCGCGTTATCGGGCAGTTCGTCGCGGACGGCGTCCATGCAGCGCTTCAGCGAATCTCCGCTCATGCCCTTTTTCTTGAAGATGTCGCTGAGAGAATCGCCGAACTTCTTGCCCGCGTCCTTTTTCTCGAATTCCTCGCCGACCTTCTTCGGGATGCCGAGGTTCGATTTGCCGTGAGCCGCCGCCTCCATCGCGCGATGCTGCTCGCCGGAAACCGATGTATCGAGCGCGAGCGTTTTGGCCCCCAACAGATTGTCCAGCAGGGTCGCCACATGATCGATATTGGCGTCCTGCGCGATCGTCTTGCCCTTGATGGCGCGGCGAAGGTCCGAAAGGATCGTTGCTTTGCGCCCACGAAGATTGGAAGGATTGAGACCAGCGAAAATCGGGCCGTATTCGATTTTGGCGTCAGCGGCCAAAAGCGGGTTGATCGCGGTCGCCGCGCCGTTCAGCGCGAGATATTCCAAACGGGTCGGCAATGCTTTCGTGACCATTTCCTGCTCCTTCGCGCGGCGCGAACCGCTCATATCTAAAGCCTGATCGCCGATCACGACGTCATGGCCCGCACGACCTTCCTCAACAATCGCAACGTGATTTCCGCGAATGTTTCGCATCACACCGTCATACGGTTTACCATCAAATATTCCAGTTGTCATCTCGGGAACATAGTGATATCCGCACGAAAGTTCACGTTTTTCATCTTTTTCGATGAAATCGATCGCTTTCTGAACCCAAATGAAAAGACTATTCGTCAAATACGGGGCGATGTATTTAGTTTCACTCCCCGTTGTTCCGACGATATCCCACATCTGATGATCATCTGCATCAACGCCTACATGACGTTGCATGACTTGAACGCCGTCGAAAGTACGGGCGGCCTTTTCAAGCTCTTCGCCAGAGCAGAACATTTGATAAATTCGGTCAGGTTCAAGTCCAAGCTCTTCATAACCTGGAATTTCAGAACCCCTATACGGCCTGATCTGCTCTTTTGAGATATTCGCAATATCGACACGCATCCGGCCGTCATCGTCGAATGAGCGAACGGACCTGTCGAAAGCGAGGCGAGAATCCGCGCCCCCTATTTCGCGCTCTAGCGCCCTTGCAGCGCCGCTTCGTTGATGTGCGGGTTCCGACGCCTCTTCGGCAAAAAACTCTGCCAGCAAGCTCGCTAGCCCCGGATGCAATGGTTTTGGCGGATCACTGAGCGGAGCCCAAACATGTTCTTCGCTCTCATCGTTCAGGGCAGGATCAAATCGGTCATCGACATCATGTCGGAAAGTCGCGAAATCGACGCCATCAACTGTCTCTTGGCGATGAACGTGCTGAAGGCTACTCGGAACACGCCCAACCTCTTCCGATGCCTCGCGGCGCGCCGCGTCCTCGAATTCCTCGCCGTCCTCGACGTGGCCAGCCGGGATGCTCCATTCGCCGGGATGATCGCCGCCCTTGCGTTTTAGAAATAGAGCATCGCCCGCTGGCGTAATGAAAAGAACTCCAGCCGCAGGAATAGCAGCATCGCGCGCTGATTTGCGATGAACTCCCATGGGAAGCCCTGCGTTTGGTTGCGTTTGGAGAGGCCCCGCAAGCATCATGCGAGTGTATAACACGCCTCTATTGTATTGAAAAGTGAGACTAAATCATGGTGCCGGCAGTAGGGTTCGAACCCACGACCTCTTGATTACAAATCAAGCGCTCTACCAACTAAAGCTATGCCGGCTAATATTTTATGGTAGCCCATGACAGATTCGAACTGCCGACCATCGGTATGTAACACCGCAGCTCTACCACTGAGCTAATGGGCCATTTATTTCACCGCCGACGCGATTGATCCGCCACGGGGATGCCGACGCCAAAATCCCCATTCCCGTCCATCACCGGCGCGCCCGGCCCCTCCGCGATAAACGTACCGCATGCCCGCAATGTACCGCGATTTGTGAATTTGGTGCTAACCGCATGGCTGATTCGCTGGTAACCGCGATTTTTGTTGAGCCATTCTTTCTGCGCGGCGGTCGGCGAAATTGCTTGAGCTATGGTCATTTTTTATCTCCTTGATTGTCCAACTCATCTTCGTCCTGGATGAATACTGCATCCATGGCGCTTTTGCCAAATATCTCATTGGCGCTTTTCATCATAAGATCGATCGCATCACAAAGCTCGTCGGGGCTTTTAATTTTCCCGCGAACATAAAACGATTTAGAGGACGGCTTCTTGTCTACTATCACGAGAACCCTTTCACAACTGGGCGCCAAGTACAACGGCACCGGGGAAGCTCCCCAGGCATTATATTTGCATCAACCTTAGGATCTGGATCGTGCCAGCCCGTTTCCAGATTGAACGTCTTGCCATTGTTTTTTAAGTGCGTCGGCCGGGGAACCTTCCCTGCGTGCGAATGCAGCCAAACCCCTTCCGTTATTCCGATCGATATTTCCCGCGCGCGCCTAAGCGAAGTCGTCGCTTTTGAGTTTTGATCATGCGCGATAAATTCCGCGCGCCGCCGCGTAATGCCGAACGTCTTTTGCAGATCCCTCGTCAGGCTTTGCAAATCGCGCCCGGCCGTCACGCTGCGCATGACCATGCCTTCGACCTTCGTATGGAACTCAGCCGGGATTGATTTTATCAACCCAACATTTTCCGCAACTGTCGCATCCATTACATCGCGCATTGCGGGCGTGATCTGGAATTTGACGCTATATCCGCCGTCGCGAAGTATTTTCTTTAATGCGGCGTCGGTTCGGCGCCATGTCGATTGAGCGAACCAATCCGCCAGCTTCGGCGCCGCCTCTTCAAAATTCTTCTCCCATCGCCGAAATAGACCATTCAGCGCGCGGAGAAGAGCGGCGGCGGGGCTTGCGTCTTGTGCGAGCACTGGCGGATCTGCTCTATATTGCGCTCGCAGGAACCATGCGTAGGAGCGCGCCATATCATCGACAAGAGCGAGAATTTTCCTCTGATACGCAGCCGCAATGCCAGCGTTCGCTCGCACTGCTCTGAGTGTGATTTTCTTGCCTGATTTGGAACGAATAGGAGGCATCAACTACGGTCCCGAAGTTCAAGGATACCAACCTCGAATGACCCTGGTCTTACGTTTGGCCTACCCCCGCGCTGCTTCAACTCAAACGCCCCGTCTTCGTGCAGAATGCCGACCTTGACATATGCGGCTCCCGCGCCCGGAGGCTGGCCGAGTGGGCGATATGGTCGATTGGCATCAAGCCACTTTTTTTGAGGCCCGGTCATTCTTGTCCCTCCTCTTTCTCGCCGATCTCGGCTTGTGGTTGCGGACGGCCGCCAATCGGTTCGAGGCCAAGATTTTCCTCCTGAAGCAAATCAGGGACATCCTCGGAATCGAGGCCATCAAACCCGGATTCAGGATCGTTAACGATAACGCGGCGCCCCTCTTCCTGAGATATAAGCCCACCATCAACACAGATGACATACCGCTCGGCACGCATCTTTAGAATTTCTTCCTTCTCCTTTTCGGTCGCTTCTTGGAGAGGAAGAAAGTCGTATGTAATATCTGGATCGCGCTTGCCCCATAGCGATATTTGCATGAGATCGTAAACAGTCGTTAGGTTGCGCCGGAATAGATGTTCCTGCGCTCCGTGGATGGTATCATTAAAAGCGCGCATCTCGCCTTCAGAGCTTGCGTTTAGACCAGCCGGCTGAATGCCAGTGAACTTGATTAGTGGGATGCGGGCGACAGAGCAAAGGTGCTCCTGCGACTGCGCCTGAAGCTCATGCAGACCTCCCAACGAAGCCGATACGTTTTTGAAGTCCTCCGTCGTCTTGTCTGTGATGAAAAGCCCTTGATTGTCTCTCATCGTCAAGAACAGCAACATGCGCGCTATAACATCCCCTGCGCCGCCACCGGAACCGCTTGGCATCGTTGTCGTCGCGAGATTGGTCTGCAGGTTCATGACCGAAAATGCGTGAATCATCTCGCCGACGCTTTCCCGCGTCTTCAGCCAAATATCCACATACGGTTGAGCCATCTGCGTCATGGAGAGGCCGCCGAACGCATATGCGGGCTTGAGAATATCAGGGACAGGTCTGCCGATGAATGTCAGAAAGCGCGATTTATGAATCTCGCTCCCCATCACATACCACACTTGTGGATCATACCATGAAGGCGTCAATGGGTTGTTGGAATTGTAGGTTGTTGGATAGGCCCATATCGGTTCAATGGTTCGGATCGCCTTTAGAAACCCCTTGCCCGCCTTGGTCTGGCTTACTTTGTCGCGACCATTGCCAATGTCTGTTTTTAATTCTGGATCATTCAGAATATCGACATTCGTGCCCTTCGTTTCGAGAAACAAATGGCTGATGCCGAAAAACGAATCTTGCGCCGCCGCAGCTTTGAACCAATCCCGAATGGCAAGCTCTTCCTCGAAGTCCTGCAGCTCTTTAATCTTGACTTCGATTTCCTTGTTGCGAGAATCGGTGCGCGCATGTTCGGCGCGGCGCTTGGCGGCCAGATCGTCGTCATTCGGGTTTGTTTTATCGATTTTCTTTTTCGTGCTCTCGTCTTTTGTGCCCCGGAATTCGGTCCACCGGCGCGTCATCTCTTCGGCTCTGATTTCCCCAAACAGTCGATATTCTGGCCGCTGGGCTAGTTCCGATAGATATGGGTATCCGAGGAATAGCAGCCCTTCAGACGCTACATTCCCGAGCATTCCGCCGGCCATCCATGCCTGAGAGGCAAACTGGTTGTTTCCGACAAGACTGCTGTCAAACGCCATGCGGAGCTTTTTGTCTTTCGGCATTGCGCGCTCAGGAAACAGAAAGCGCGTTTCCGTCTCCATTTTGAACGGGTTCCAGTCATCTGTCCGGGGGCGGGAGCGCGATCTCTCCGCGCTCATCCGCATCAATTGCTGGATGTCATCCATTGAGTAACCAGCGCGTTTCGGCTCGGCTGGCGCTGGCTGGTCTGCCGCCTTTGCCCTTTTCTTCGGCCCCGACCCCGGCCGCGCGCCGCCCCATCCATTCGCCATTTTGAAACCCTTGATTAGAAATTCAAATCATTGAACTTGAAATATATCACGTTAATATTGGCGTGTCCTAGGGAGTACGCGGACCCTATTGATCAAGTCCTGTGTAACCAAGACAGCCGCTGCACCGCCGCCGGGAGCAAACACCATCATAGCCGCATCGGCTAAATCAGGGGATGGCATGCCCTGCGGCTTCTTGTCGACGATGATTTTCCCGGCATCATTTGTTTTGTAGGTCGGCTGAGAAAGCTGCGCGACCAATTTCATGTAGTTCGGGCACTTGGATGAGATTGATAGGATTTCATCTGGATCGCACGCAATGCCCTTTGTGACCCACCGGAATGTTTTTTGAGCCCGTCGACGAAGAGCGAACCAGCCCTGCGCTTTTGGATTGCCAAAATAGTCCTTGTTTTTCCGGCCCAAATCCCCTCCGTCGAGACCTGTCGTACCCTCAACGACGCCCTCGGGGTCGTGAACCTGACCAGACCCACGCCAGCCTTCGACTGGATGGATATTCGCGCGAACTGACCGGCGTCCCTCATTGATGACGCGCATATCGCCTCGGATGCCAGCCCCAGGCCCGTCAGCGTCATATCGGAACCCAAGATATCCGTACTCGTCGCAAAGGCCAACAGCCCGCTGCGCTGTGTCGTACAAATCGCTCCCCTTGCCGCTCCATTCTTCGATCAATTCGATTTGCACGCCATGGGCGCCGCAGAATGCGTTTTTGTCCTTTCCTTCGTCGGCGACATCCAGCGCAGCGCGTTTGGCCCCTGTCGGCGTGATCCCGAGCTTTTCGCACGCGTCTATGCACGCCCGGACCCATGCGCCCGGAATAACGATGCCCTCGACCGACGCGGAATAGTCGCAATCAATTTCCTGCGCGACAATGATTG